ATGCTATTATGATATATCGAAAGAGCAATCACTATACAACTTTTACGAACAAATGATAATAGGCGATACTTCGGACAATGTAAACTTTTGCAAAGGTTATGGAGTTAAATGGGTACAGAAAGCATTTAAAGGCTGTTTAAGCGAGCAAAGTTATATCAGAGTAGTATTTCAACTATTTAAAAAGATATACAAACACAAAGCACGTGAGAAGTTTATCGAATGTAAATTATTATTAAAACTAAAAACAAATGAATAAAGCAAAATACATAGGAGAATCAATAAACCAACTTTGCGGAGTTGATATATACGAAAACAAAAGAACGCAGGATCTGGTCGATATAAGGTCGATGGCTTGCTTTATCCTGCACAAAGATTTAAAAATGACGTTATATGATGTACGTGACCATTTTAACTTCTTTGGCAAGACGATGACTCATTGCACAATACACCACAACGTGAAACTATTTGCAGAGGTAAGAAAAAGAAAAAAGCATTTAGAAGCGATAAGAGACACGATAATGCAAACGGTTGACCCGAAGTACAGTTTATTAAAAAGAATAGAAGAGATAAACGATAAAGGCAAAATAGAGCAAATAAACAACTGTATTAGTTATTATGGGTAAACATTTAAAACTATCTGAATTAGCAAAGGTATGCGGAGTAAAAGTAGAGACAATAAAAACAATAATAAAGAAAGAGCGAATAAAGCCATTACAGACCAGTCCACAAACATTAGACAATGTACAACAAAGTATAATAGCTAGAATACTATTTTTTGAAGGCAAAACTGAATGGTTAATATTTGAAAGTAAAATGAATCAAAATTAAAGATATGCAAGTAGTAAAAATAACAGAGGTAAAAGTAAACCCGAATAATCCCAGATTGATAAAGGATGATAAGTTTAAAAAGTTAGTTCAGTCAGTCAAAGACTTCCCAGAAATGCTAAACATTAGACCTATCGTAGTTAATAAAGATATGATTATATTGGGCGGTAATATGAGATTTAAAGCTTGCAAAGAAGCTGGATTAAAAGAAGTGCCTATAATTATAACAGACTTAACCGAAGAGCAACAAAAAGAGTTTTTAATTAAAGACAATGTATCTGGTGGAGAATGGGACTGGGATATATTAGCTAATGAATGGAACGCTGATGATTTAAAAGACTGGGGATTGGATTTACCTTTAGATTATAACGAAGTATTAGAAGCAGAAGAAGATGACTTTGAAGTACCAGACGGAGGTATTGAAACGGATATTGTATTAGGTGACTTGTTTGAGATAGGTGAGCATAGATTACTTTGTGGTGATAGTACAGATTCGGATTCAGTTGCTAAACTTATGAATGGAGAGAAAGCAGATATGGCACACAATGATCCACCATACGGAATGAAGAAAGAAAAAGAAGGAGTTTTAAATGATAACTTAAACTATTCGGATTTATTAGATTTTAACAAGGAGTGGATTCCTTTACAGTTTTTACATTTAAAAGATAGTGGAAGTTTTTATTGTTGGGGTATAGATGAACCTTTAATGGATATTTATTCAGAAATATTAAAACCATATATAGCAGAACAGAAGGCAACATTTAGAAATTTAATCACTTGGGATAAAGGACACGGACAAGGGCAAAATTCAGAGAATACAAGAAGTTATGCAATAGCAGACGAAAAATGTTTATTTGCAATGATGGGAGTTCAAGGCTTTAATAATAATGCAGATAATTATTATGAAGATTTTGAACCAATAAGATTAGCGGTTAGGAATATTTTTGAAAACATTAAAGCAACAACGCAATATACTTCTCTTGAATTAATAGGTGAAAAAATGGGGGTTTCAGGTAGAATGATAGGACATTGGGTATCTAAAAGCCAATGGGAATTTATATCTGATGATAGGATAGAGCAAGTATGCGATTTGTTTAGTATTGACAAAAAGGAATTTGAAAAGATAAAAAAGGAATTTGAAAAGATAAAAAAGGAATTTGAAAAGATAAAAAAGGAATTTGAAAAGATAAAAAAGGAATACTATTCAACAAGGGCATACTTTAATAATGTACACGATAACTTTAACAATGTTTGGAAGTTTGATAGGCACATAAGAAATGGAAGCGAAGGAGGACACGCAACACCTAAACCAATTCCACTATGCGAAAGAGCAATTAAATCAAGTTGCCCCGATAATGGTTTAGTGTTAGATTTATTTTTAGGTAGTGGTTCAACAATGGTAGCATCACATCAATTGAAACGCAAATGTTACGGAATGGAATTAGACCCTAAATACTGCCAAGTAATAATAGACAGAATGAAAAAACTTGATGAGACATTAATAATCAAAAGAAACGGAATAGTAATATAATGGGAAAGACAAAAGAGCAACACGAAAAAGAAATACTTGAAATAATAGTAAAGCAGAAGATAATGAAGATACAACATATCTTTCAACATTATACTGACTTAGGTTCAGCGCAATTTTACAACCTTGAATTAGAAAAATCGGAAAGCATTAAAGAAGCTATTCAAACTAACAAAAGCAAAGCAGTATCTTATATGCTAAACAAATGGGTTGGTTCAGACAATGCAACTTTACAGATTAGTGCGTTCAAAGTTTTATGCGAAGATGAAGACCGCAAAAAACTATCAATGCAATTTGTAGAAAGTGAAAACAGCCATCAGGTACGAAAGTTTGAAGTTGAGATATTAAAGCCAAAAGATGAAGATACAGACCAATAAAGTATTTGAGCATTTAGATAATTCAACAAAGAGAATAACAATAGAGCAAGGAGGAACCAGAAGCGGTAAAACCTATAATATTTTAATGTGGTTAATATTTGGTTATGCTTTAAAGAACAAAGGCAAAACAATAACCATTTGCAGAAAGACATATCCATCACTTCGGGCAAGTTCGATGAGGGATTTTTTCGATATACTTCGACATTACGATATGTATGAAGAAGCAGACCATAACAAGAGCAATTCAGAATACAAGTTAGAAGGCAACCTATTTGAATTTATATCTTTAGATCAGCCACAAAAAGTAAGAGGTCGCAAACGTGATGTTTTATATATCAATGAAGCCAACGAACTATACTTTGAAGACTGGCAGCAGTTAATATTTAGAACAACTGAAAAGGCAATCTTGGACTACAACCCAAGTGATGAATTTCATTTCATTTACGATAAGATAAAGCCCCGGGACGATGCCGACTTTTACATCACAACGTACAAAGACAACTTATTCCTATCAAAAGAAATAGTAGCCGAAATAGAGCGATTAAAGAACATTGATGAGAACTATTGGAAAATATACGGGCAAGGTCAAATCGGTTCATCACAAGCCTTAATATTCCGTATTAACGAATGTAACGCAATACCAACTGATGCAAAGTTTTTATCATTTGGAATGGACTTCGGTTTTTCGAATGATCCGACCACATTGGTAGCTATTTATCAGCAAGGCGATAACATTTATCTGAAAGAGCTATTATACCAAACAGGACTAACAAATAGAGACATAGACGAAAAGTTAAAGTTTAATGAAATAGAACGCAAAGAAGTATTTGCTGATTCAGCAGAGCCAAAATCAATTGAAGAGTTATATCGAATGGGTTGGAATATAAAACCAGCTACAAAAGGACAAGGAAGTGTAAACATCGGAATTGATATGATGAAACGGTACAAGCTACACGTTACAAAGGATTCAGTTAATATGATCAAAGAATTTAGGAACTACAAATGGCAAGAGGATAAGAATGGAAACATCCTCAATGTGCCAGTTGATATGTTTAACCACACGATTGATGCGATCCGTTATGGACTTTATGATAAATTAGCCAGACCGAACTACGGAAAATATGCAGTAAGATAGTTTGATTTACAAGCATTTAGAAATTATTTTAAAAAAAGATTAAAAATAAGTTATAAAAAATTTGTTTATAACATTTATTTATTTGTATATTTGTACCAGCAATAAAGCTAATCACTAAAACAAAAACAAAATGGAAACTTTAAAACAACAATACGCAAACCAAGCATTAATTTATAATAGAAATTTAAAAACTATTAAAACACAATTAAATCAAAAGCAAATAGCTGAATTAAAAGCAAAATATAATTGTATTGATGATGGTCATTTAGCTAAAATTACAATGTTAAGAGGAATAATAATTTAATAAAAATACACAGAGGGACATCAGTGTCCCTCTGTTAAAATATGGATTGACTGAAATAGGCTTATTTACTTGAAGTTAAAAATGAAATAATAAAAATTAATTACTAAAAACTAAATTATGAACTTACTACAAAGATTAAAGCCAGAAGTATTACAAGC